TGCTCGATGAGCCAGGGCATGATCTCGGCCTCGACGCGACTCTGATCCTTGTAGCCGGCGTCGAGCGCCGCACCGTATGCGTGTGAGCTCCACGCGGTGCCGCCTCGAATCGGTCGCTTGGCATAGATCCCGAGATTCGTCATGCCATAGACGCGCTGCAGGTACTTCGCGAGTTGTTGCAGGTTCGGTGACGCGCTCAGGAACAGCGTCTCGTCCGGTGACTTGTAAGCACGCTGATAGGAAACGAATTCAGGCATCGGTTTCTTCTTTCTGTTTCTTGTCTTTCAGTCCGTTTGAGGCTAGGACGCCGGACAGTGCGCCGGTCAGGAATAGCACCATCGGCGATAGCAGCGACCATGCGGCCTCGTCGTTCGGGGAGACGTCGGGGATCGGTTGGACGACGAACAGCAGGCCGTACAGCAGGCTCAGGATCGCGGCGACGAATGAGACTGTGAGGCCGACGCCGACGACGACGATCAGTCGAGCTTTCAGCTCTTCGTTCGTGTAGCGCTTTCTGGGCATCGAGGAGCTCCTGGGTCGTCTTTACAAGTCAGTCGAGTTCTGTCAGCGCATCCGGCCAGTAGGAGGCCAGCCAGCAGGACGGCGGCCAGTTTCATACCGGCGTCGAGCTCCGTTGTTCACGTTCGTCGTTGTCGGCCTGTTCCTCCGGGGTGAAGTTGCGGTACGTCACTTCGCCGGTCGCAGCGTCGTACTCCATGACTTGCCAGTTTTCGGGTTCCATGTCACGTCCTGTAGCCGTATACGCGGACGGTGCCGCTGAGGTTGTCGGTGGTGCCAATGATCGAGAAGCCGGTGTACTGGGTGGCCGTGTTGACGCCGCCAGCGATCTGTCGTTGCGCGTAGAACCCGACGTTTGACTGGAAGCCGATCGCTACGCCGCCGAAGGTTGTGGCTTTGGCCAAGTTGGGGTTGTGGACGTCGAAGGAGGCACTGGCACCGTCGTTGGTCGAGTCGGACAATGACAGCAGTTCGGCAGAAGTGGCATTAGCGGCTCCGCCGTTGAACGCGGTGGCGGAATAGAAGCCGTAGGCCGACCAGAAGTAGTTCGCTCCGGTGTCGTCCGACCCCGTGCGGAATCGAATAGTGACCAAGCGGGTGGTTCCCGTTGCTGAGTTCATGTCGGTAATGACCACTCTGTACGCGTTGTACGTCGACGAGAACACGTTGGAAATGTTGTTCGTGACGCTGGTCAGCGACACTTCGGCGATTTTCCACAAGCCGACAGCATTCATGTCGGTCGCGGTCAGTACGTCGCCACTAGCAAATGTTGGAAATCCCATGCGTCACCATCCCAGTCGTGATGTGTCGAGGATTCCCAGTGTATTGGAATCCAGCGTGAAGAATTGGTGGAAGTCACCAGGGCTCATGTAGAGGGTGAAGTCAGTGCGACCCGGAACGATCCGAGCCGAATACCCTTCGCAGAACATTTTCTCCGTCGTATCCGAGCCGGCTCCAGGAACACGGTAAGCGACATCGTAAAAGCCTAAGAAGTTGTACGCGAACTGGCTATACCAGTTGAAGCCCAGGCCGCTCGTCGAGACTGTGAGATCAGCGTCCGTGAAGCCGATCGTCATCGCCTGAGTCGACTGGTTGCTCTTGACCTGCTGTATGTAGGTCGCGAGGTTCGCCGCTTGCGTCGTGTTTTCGTCTCGAGTCGAGTAGGTCTCGGTCACGTCCGGAAACGTCGTATTTGAGGCCGTCTGAGCGGTCAGGCCGGCCGGCTGAACAGTGATCTCGTTCGCGTACTTGGAACCGAACTTTTCGCGTGAGAAGTCGTTGTATCCGATCGTCGTAGCATTCGCCGTTCTTCCGAACGCGACACTCGGGAAGAAGTAGCTATTCGTTCCCTTTCCGCGACCGTAGAAACGAACGAGGTTCTGATAGCTCATCAGAATTCCGATCTCTGTCGTCGCGAGAATGTTGCTCTGCGCTAGCGCCGCGTTGAAGAACGACGTCTGATTAGGAACGGTTGAGTAAGTGTTGTATTGCTCGTTGATGAAGCCTTGAGCTACCGCGTTGAACGCGAGGCCGGTCGTCGTCGGTCCGAGCCATCCTGAGATCGTTTTCTGATACCGGCCGAGGAGACCCAGCCGATCGATCGCCGTGATGGTGGCCGTAGCGCCGGCCATGTTTCCCTGTTCGTTCTCGAACTGAATGTCGATCACGTTGAAGTATTGATAAACGCTCGAGACGTTCGTTACCGAGAGCTTCAGTGCGTTTCCTAATGCGAAGCCTGACGCCTGGTCGGTGTTGTTCCGAATGGTGCACGTCAGGACGCCGCCTGGATAGTTGTCCAAGAACCTAGTGCGGCCCTGTTGCATCTGAGCCGAAACGACGTGCTGCGTAAATGTCGTCGACGTGCTCGAGTTCTCGAATACCCATGTCGCCGGCATTACATCGCTCGCGTATCGACAGGAACCGGCCCGGACTGGCGAACGTAGCTCTGGAGCGCTCGAACGACCTCGTTCGGATCAGCCGATGTCACGGTGACGTTGATCGTCGAGCCGGCCGCACCCATCCTCGAGTTCGGGACGATCGAACCGGACGATCCTGGCACGAACAGCTCCGGGCCGCGTTCGCCGATCAGATATGGCATACCGGACGAGACGGGTCCACCGACTGCTCGACCTGGAGCCTTACGCTGGAGCCGGATGTCTTCCATCACGACGTCAGCACCGAACAGGTTTCCGATCGCTGCTGTCGCTGCGTCGAGCTGATCCATGTCGACAAGGATTCTGATCGCGTTCGCCTCAGCCGACGAGATTTCCTTCGCCTCGAGGAGCGTTCCGATGAATTCGCCGATCCGACGCTGAGCGTCCCGAACCGACTGTTCATAAGCGGCCGAGTCGACGCTTTCGCCGTTGAAGACGCGCTTCAGCTCCTCCTCGACCTCGGCAAGGCTGCTCTGCACGCCGGCCCAGGCGTCCTCCCGGCTCAGCTGGCCGAGGAAGCGATCCCATTCGTAGGTCACGTTAGGAAGAGTCGTCTCCTCGAGCTCTTCAAGTGGACCTTTGACTTCATCGTTGATGATTCTTCCAATGGTTTGGCCGACGTCGCTCATCCGCTTGAACTGGGCGGCCACTTCGCCCATTTCGTTAGAACCTTGTGGCAACAACTCGAAGAAACTCCCTATCGCGTCACTTACGAAATCCACACCTTTTTTGACTGTCAATAGAACTTCTACGAAGTCGCTAAGGATCGGTACGACGTATTCGCCGAGTGCCAATGCGTATTCTTCGCCGACGTCTTTCAAGTTGTCGAATGTGTCGCGCAGTCGTTTCGCTTTCTCGACTTCTTCTTGATCGATTACTTTCGCGTCGGCGACTGCGGCCAGCGATTTCTCGAGTTCGCCCGAACCCATTTTGATTACGGTCGAGAGTTCTTGCCAACCTTTTCCCAACAGCTGCGTCGCGATTTGGGCTCGTTTGGCTGGGTCTTCAATGTTGCGAAGCGCCTCGACGGTGTTTAGGAACGTCTTATTCACGTCCGTTGCACCGTCGGCCGTTTTCGCGATTTCGATTCCAGCATCGGCGAACGCAGTCGAGTTATCCGCTACCGCTCGGTTCAGTTTGTTGAGGCCGGTCTGGAGGCTTCCTTGCTCGACGCCGATGTCGCCGAGAACTTCCATGTAACGGCTGGCATCCTCGACAGCGAGGCCGGTCGCGTTCGAGAACTTTTCTGCTCCTAGAGCGAGCTCCTGGAATGCTCCCACTGCTTTCGCTGTGAAAGCGGCGATAGCCACTCCTGCGCCGGCTGCCATCGATGCGGCGTTCGATTTTACGAAGTCCATCGCGCCGCTAGATACGACCTTGAACTTTCCGGCTGCTGTCTCAGCGTTCTTAAATTCCTTCTTGAAGTTGGTCAGGCCGGAGACAGCGCCGCTCGAGTCGACGTCGATCAGTACCTTTACCTTGTCAGCGAACGATGCCACGATTCACCTCCAGGAGTTCCTCAGAAGCTCCGAATTCGCCTTTTCGACCCATCGTGGCACCTGAGGGTTGATCGTGGTCCAGGCGCGACTCCAGGTGCTTTTCCCGGCCGTTCGGCCGTACACACGGCCACGAGTGGCACGCCGGCGCGAAATACCGCTATCTCGACCCTCCTCAAGAACCTTCCAGACGCCGTTCGGCTTCGGCTTGAATTCGATCTGGCCGTCGCTCAGGAAGTCGAAGCCGGCGCGGACACGGACACGCTTTCGCGGTGGCCGGCGCCATCCGCTCATGTAAGCGTCCGATCCGACGTCCTGTTTCGCCGTGTCGAGAAGCTCCTTCTTCGTTTTCTTGCCGACTTCGGTCGTGATCCAGCGCAGGCCGCGTCCGTCGACGAGCCGTCGATACTGGTCGATCTTGCGCTCGACGTCGACAGCTCCGATGAGCTTCGTGGTGACGGACATGGCCGAGATCCTACGTTTTTAGGTCAGCGACTCGTTGACTAGCTCGACCATGCGGCCGAAGATGTCCATCGGCGTTTCCATGAGCTCCCTGGGGGAGATGCCGGTGCGGATCGCGAGCGCAGCGATCGTGTCGATTAGGCGCTCGTCCGGTCTTTTGGGGATTCCCACCTGGGCGAGTCCTTGAGCGTGTCGACCCACTGGTGGCAGGGTTGAGTCGTCTGGCCGTGGGTTTTCGCTGCTTCCCACGCGAGCTCGAGGAGGCCGTCGTAGTTGTTGCTGTCGAATGCTTCAGCGATCGCGAGCTGCGGATGTACCTTCTGCCAGCGGTAGACGATGCCAGGTGTCAGGGCGAGGGCGTGTGTCTGGCCGTCGACAGTCTCGAAGTGACACTCGAGGTTCATGTTTCCCTCTTCCGTTCAGCTGGGTTTAGTTCGTTCCCCAGGTCTGGTCGCCGGTCGCCTGGAGCGTGAGCGTGAACTTCACGACGTCAGCGACGGCCGAGGTGAGCGCATAGTTCACGACGCGGACTTCGCCGGACAGCTTCGGAAGACCAGCGGTCGTGCCGGCCGGCGAATACTCGTAGGTATACGTCGCCGAGTTCGTGTACGCCGAGAACTGAGTGTGGGCCGTTGAGTCGTAGTTGCCGGAGACGGTGATCGTGTTGCCAGCCTTCAGGCCGGCCGTGTATTCGATGCTCGAGTCGCCGAATGTGGTGGTGTCGATCATCGCGGTAGGCACGTCGACGCCGGAAACGTCGGTGACGTAGGCGCTGATGTCCTGGAGCGCGCCGGCCTGGTTGTCGATCTTGAAGACTGAGTTCTTTCCGAGAACGGGCATTTCAGAACCTTTCGAGTGCGATCAGAGTGGTGAACGATGGAGTCGTGCCGCTGATCGTATAAGCGGCGCGAACGTATCTGTTGACTGTGCCGGAGACGGTCAGGATCTGCGATCCGATCGCTGTGGCCGGCGAGAACGAGCCGAGCGTGCTCCAGGTTGAGTCGTTCGTGGAGTGTTCGATGGTGACGGTCATGGACGGTGTGGTGCCGGATACGGCCGTGATGTGCAGATGGGCGAGAGCGCCGCTGCTCGACGAGGCTCCGTTGTCCTGACTGGTGCTGTTGCCGGTCGCGGTAAGCGCCGCGAGAGCTGTGAGACAGATTCCGTAGCCGCCGTTCCCTCCAGCGCCGAGGGTGAGCGTGAATGGCACCAGGTCGGAGACGGAGCTCGACACGGCCAGATTCACGGTCTTAGCCGGCAGAAGGTAGGCGGCTCCTCCAGCGGAGAAGCCGGCCGGGGCGATAGTGGTCGCTTTCGCGGTATCTGAGCCGGCGTTTTCAGTCAGGTCGGCGAACAGGGTTCCGGCGCCGGTCGCCGAGTCGAACAGGCCCTCGATCGTGACGGTGTTTTCGCGGAGGCCGGCTTCGTAGTTCAGGCTCGAGTCGGCGAGCGTCGTCGAGTCGTACATCTGGAAGCCGAGGGTGGGTGCGACGGAGCGGACGTAGGCGGCGATCGCGAGTTCGTCGTAGGCGATCGTGGTGGCGTTGGAGAAGACTGGCATCAGACGTAGACCTCGACATCGAATTCGGCTCCGAGGTAGGTCTCTTCGCCTGACGAAACTATTCCGAGGGTACTACATCTCGTGACGATCGACGTCGAGGCCGCGCCGCTGAGCGTCGGGTTCGCGTCGACTAGCGCTCGGATGCTGTTCGTACCGTAGATGAAGTCGTCGAGCCGGTCGAGCGCCGAAAGTGTCTCGAATCGCTGTACGCAGACTAGGACGGTGAACCGAAACAGGTTTAGGCCGTTCTGCAGAGTCTGGTAATACTCGACGACCGGGCCTCCTGGCAGGATCTGTGCCGATGGGGTGACGATCCGGTCCTGGGGGTTGGAGTAGACGACGGACAGGAGCGCGGAGTCGTCGATTACGGACGCAAGAGCGGCTTTTATGGTGCCGTAGTCGGACATCAGCCGACCCCGAAGAGACGAAGGCCGGACAGCATCGCGGCGACGTCCGGATCGTTCCTCGAGATCCTGACTGGGCCGAGCTCGGAGACGACGCCGGCCTGGAAGCCGAGTGGCGACGCTTTCCGTTGGTAGATACGAGCTGACAGCATCAGCGACGCCTGCTTCACGGTGTTAGGCACAGCGGCCGCGTAGCCGAACGATCCCTGGATCTGGACGGTCGGCCGGCCGTAGTACGAGAGCGGCCAGCCTCCGTTCACGTTCTTGATCAGTCGGAACGGAGCGGTATTGCCGAAGACAATGTAGTCGGTATTTGCAGTAAGGGTCGTTTCGTAGGTTCCGTCGTCGTCGTCGTCTGTCTTGAGTGTGATCGTGTTCGACGAGAGATCGTCGCAGTAGACGAGGAAAGCGGAAGTCGGCTGGTAGGTCCGCGTCGTTGACGCGACCTCGAAGCTGCGGCCGCAGTATTGATCGATCGCAGTATCAGCAGCGAGGATCGCCGCGTCGATCGCCGAGTCTTCGGTCGTGACAGCGGTCGGAATTCCGAGAGAGGCTTTCACCAGGGCCCGAGTCGTGTAGGCCATGATCTACTTCTCCTTCTTCCGGCGCTTCTCCTTCTTGACCTCTTCGACGATCTCCACGGCCGCCTCGACGACCTTCTGGACAACCGGCGACGAAGCCGGCAGGGTACGGAACTTCGAGATCAGGACCGGATCGGCTTTCGCCGCGATCAGAGCTGCGATCTGCTTTTCTGTCGTCATCGTGTGCTCCGGTCCTGCCGGCCCAGGCGAAGAGGGGGAAGCCTGAGCCGGCAGGTCATGGATCAGAGGGTCGCGGCGAGGAGCGTTCCCTGGATCTTGCAGATACCGGCCGGGTAGCGGCCAGCGGTGAACGCCGAGTAGCCGAAGACCACCATGCGGACGGTCAGCGTCCCGGAGCCCACCGAGTCGTAGCGGACCATGAGCGGCTGTCCAGCGGCTTCCCACAGGAGCAGGTCCTCGCGGACTGCGACGATGATCGCGTCCTCGTTCGTGCCAGCACCGAGGTTCGTCGGGATGCCGGCGTCGACGACGACCGGAACGCCAGCGATTTCGCCTGCGGCGACGCCGTAAGCGCCGGGGTTGCCGATCGCGACGACGTTCAGCGAGGTAGCGACGGACACGCCGGCCAGCGGACGGTTGCTCGAGTCGAGCGAGCCGGAAATGTAGGCCCAGCGGCGCGGATGCATGATGATTACGTCCGGCTGTCGGTAACGCGCAGCGGTGACGGTCCCGATCGCCTTCACGATCTTCTGGAACGTCTCGTATCCGGTCGGGCTGGCGTCGTCGACGTCGACGTCGCCGATTCCGCTCGTGTTGAGAATGCCGAGGTGGGTTCCGCTGGTTCCGTCGCCATTGATGACGGCATCGTTGAGAGCTGAGTTGTAGGCCGACACGAGATCGGCCGAGAGCAGCTGCTCGACGCCGGTTCCGCGCTCGATCGCCTGACGGCTCACGTCGACCATGCCAGCGTAGGTGCGCACATTCACGGTGAGCAGCGTGTCGTCCGGGCTGGCCTCGGTCACGGCTCCGTTGTCGCCGTTCTGCGCGACCACGCTCGAGCCGGTGGTGACGCGCGAGACGTTCACGGTCAGGCCGGAGTCGGTGAGGGGGAGCTGACGGCTGACGTCGCAAGTGTTACGGCCGGCGCGCAGGAACGGAGCGGCGAGGCCGGTCAGGTACTGCGGAACGACGAGGCCGGCGAAGTTGGACGAGCCGGAGTCGCGGAGCTCGACCTTCATCTCGGCCTGGTGACGGGCGAGACGTTGGGCGGCGCCGGCGTCGCCGAGGAACTGGGCGGCGTAGGCGTCCTGGAAGAAGCTGTGCTCCTTCACGTCCGAGCGGTAGGTGAGGGGCTCCGACTTGACTTCGATGCGGTTCACGGCCGGGGCTTCCTTCAGGGATTCGGTCGAAGCGACTTCGGCGCGGAGCTTCGCGGCCTCGAGGTTGGCGAGTTGAATTTCGCGGAGATCGGCGATGCGGCCGTCGAGCTCCTTAGCGCGTGCGGTGAGATCGCCGACGTTCTTGTCCTCGGCGTCGCT